ATCCCCTTGGTCTGCCCAACGATTTAAGCTATTAGTTTCCCAGAACCAGCATGCACTTTGAGCAGCTCCTTCAAAGGTTTCTAGGTAATCTGCTGCTTCTTCTGGTTTGATTTCTATGCTGTGAGCAAACCAAGTATAATTGTCTTTACCAGTTAGCTGAATAAGTCCACGACCCCGGTATCGCCAACCATCGCCTGAAGCCTCATCACCATTACCCATACGATTAGCATATACTCGGTTAGCTATTGCTTCTTGCTTATTAGGTTTACCAGCATACTGTTGTGCTAATTCATCCGTAGGAAAGTATTTTGGAAATACCTTGCGTAGGCTTTGCCAACGATAGTTAAGATTTTCTTGTAGGACTGTAAACTCAGCCGACTCATGTGCACACTGTGCAATCCAAGCTGCTTGACGTAGTGGAGTGTTAATCTCGTAATCTGGAAATAACTGATTGATAACTTGTAACCAATAACTTGTATATTTATTTCGTGGTATTAATTTTTGTAATTGTTCTAGGGTTAGGGTCATTTTATGTCCTCAAATAATTTACGTTGAGTTTTGTACCACTCCTGCCACATACTAGATTTTAAGCTACAATCATGGTAAAGATGATAATTTTCTGTAACCGTTTTAGCTACATCACTAAGTTTAGCATTTTGTTCTAGTGGTTTTAAGGATTTGCAAGGCTCTAGTAATATCTGTGGTGCTTCTGGAAATTTGGGTTTTAGTGGAACAGGAGTGCTACAGCCTACTAACGCTAGTGATAATACTATTACTATCGATTTCATTGTATTTTTTCCGCCGCACGATTATGTGCGTCTACAAATGGTTGTGGAATTTCACACTTAGTGTCATACTTAACTACTTCTCTGTCAACATACTGTACTATATTTTGACCGCGTTCGCGTACTATTTTCTGTTGCACAACGACTTTTTCTACTATTTTAATATTTTCTTTTGCTGCCTCAGCTTCAGCTTGTGCTACTTTAACTTCTAGCTCTTTTATCCTAGCCTGCCAAGCGCGTTCATTAGCTATAGACCCTAGCATATAGACTCCAATAACTACAAGTATAATTGACGCAATTTGCAGTGGAGTTTTGTATACATGAATTATAGGTAGTGGAATAAACTTAAGTAAATAAGTTACCACTAATCCAATTAGTCCTAAAGCTAGTACCACATAAAATAGCCACCAAGGCAGCCATTGAAGAATCCACATTGTATCTCCTACCATCGGCCTGCTTCGCGGCCAATATCAAATAACCATGCAAAAAATTTAATTGCAATAGTAAGTGTTATAGCTAGTAAGGTGCCCCAGAATAGGTTTTCAATAAACCGTTTTCTACGGCGAGCTTGATCACGAATCATACGCTCACGTCGTTCACGAATTTCACGGCGTAGTTGATTAAACTGACTATAGCCCTCTGCTCCTAAGTGTTGAAGTTCACCATAGTAAAACATATGATATATTTCAGCTTCCATTTCTCGCAATTTTTGCTGTGCTATAATTATATCAAAAGCCTCAGCTGTTGCGGTTTTACCAAATCCTATTTTTTCAAATAAGCCAGCTTTTTGCTCGCCTGTATCAGTTTTGCTACTATTAATTAGCTGTTGAAGCTGACCAGCAGCATCCGCCCACTTACTTAATTGACGGTATACTCCTTCTACTTCCTGACCTACTTTTACAGCAGCTTTTAGGCCATTAAATGCAGCTGTTACCGTACCCATTAGCGTTAGCGGATCCATTAGGTCTCCTAATTAGCAAGAGGGTTATCTAGTGCTTTTTTAATTTTGTCATCTACTTCACGACGAATTACACGTAATTCACCGTTAGTATCACGTTCAATTCGGTTTACACGTTCATTTACACCTTGCACTGTACTATCAACTTGTTTTTGCATTTCGCGTACACTAGATTCCGCACTACGACGTATTTCTTTTATTTCTGTATCTACTTGTCGTCGTATTTCTTTAACGTCATCGTCAACCTGTCTACGAATACTAGCCACTTCTTTTTCGATTTCACGCTGAGCAACTTTACTACCACGCTCTACACCTTCTAGGACAGTTTCTGTACGACGAATATCGCCTTTTAGATTTTGATTAATGTCTCGTGTATATCCTACTACTTTTTCACTATCTGTTTCTAGCTTAATTATGCGAGCTTCGTATTCACTAAAGTCGGGTGCAACATAGTTAGCAATCTTTTTCTTCATGGTTTCATAGTCTTTGTAGGCTTCAAAAACTCCGTACATGCCGCCAACTACACTACTTATAATACCGGCTGCAATCATTAGTTTAGCAGGTGTAAAACTATAACCACCAATACTAATAACAGTATCTTTACTAGCATACTTTTTTAGGGCAGCTTCTGCAGCTTCTACCTTTTTGTTAATGTCAACATTATCTTCTGTATTGCTCATCAATCATCTCCTGGTGAAGCCGGTCGCTGCGCTGTGAAAGTGCACGTTGAGCACGTGGATTATCTGGTAGTGTACGATTACGATAAATTTCCTTGCTGGTATAAAATACAGCGTCTGGTAGATTAACTTTTTGATACTGATCAAACCCCGGTACACTACCCATTTGTGCAACTTGTTGTGCTTGTTGTTGCTGCTGTGGATCTTGCCGAGCGCGCTCCGCGCGCTGGGCTTGAGCGGCTTGGGTTCGACGTTGCTGTTGTGCTGTAGGTTGAGGTGTAATGCCGGATACAGTTAAGCCTGTACCAAGTTGTGGGCTAGTATTAATTTGAGAAGTAGGACTGGTGGTACTAGTAATACTTGGCACAGTAATTGCTTGCTGCGCTTGAGGGTCTGCTATTGGATTAGGCTCTGCTAGTTTACTAGTATCGGTTAAAGAATTTGATTGACTAGGGCTAGGAGTAGGAGAAATATAACCGGCACACTGTGGACTACTCTGCGAATTAGACTTACACGCATCTGTTACCTGTTTTTCTTTAAAAGCGTTTGCATATCCTGAACAACCAGAATTGTACAGAGGATTTGCTGTGCATTGTTGATTGAAGTATGCCTGCGGGTACAGTGGACAGGCTGTAGAAAAAAGGGGATTAGAAGCACATTGTTGATTTATATACGCTGATTCGTATCCGGGACACTCAGGAGAAAACAAAACATTCACCGAGCATTGTTGACTACGATATGCTTGTGGATATCCCTGACAATTTGGACTGTATAGAGAATTAATATTGCATTGAGATTGAAAATATGCTTGTTGATAGTTTGGACAGGTTGATGCATAAAGTGGATTTACAGCGCACTCATCAACCACATACATTGCATTTAAAGAAACATTTCTAACCTGCGGGCCATAATAACCCGCCCAATATCTGTCATCTTTTCCACTAAAACTTACATCAAATCTATCAACAAAATCTAAATTAAATGGACTACCATAATTTCTTTTGCCACTTACAGTTTCCCATCCATTTGTTTGATTAAGTGTATAACTATCTTTTTGTTTACTGAATCCAAATTGATCTTTTAGGTCAACAGAAAAAGAAACAAATCCTCTATTAAATTCACTATTCATGTATTGAAAAGAATAATTGTATCCATAGAGTCTTAGATGACTACCTTGTAGAGTTTCGCGTAATCTTATTTCTTGGTTAACAATTTGCTGTGTATAACCAAATAAGATTGTTTGTGTTTGAGGATTGTAAGCTGCGCGATTTCCTCCAGATGTTCCGCCCGGACTATAATTACCTGTAACAGTATTTACCCAGCTATTTTGTATTAAATTGGGTGTTGTCTGTATATCCTGAGCATTACAAGAGAATGAGAAGAATAGCCAGGACGCCAAGCCCAGCACTAACTTTTTGCCAGAAACTTGCATTGTTACTCTCCTTTATGGATTCAGGTTTTCGTGTTGGATTGTTGTCCCATATTCTCTTGGCTTCTTCGCCGATCTTACCGTCTACAGGACAAGGAGTACCAGCATTCATCATAGCAGTAAATACTCGATCATCTTGGCATAGTGTAGATACGGCTGCAACTTTCATGCCCATGTCGTATAAGTTTTTTGCTAGTTTAATACGTTCACAGTTCATATCCCGAACAGTACTACCACCACTAATACCTAGGATTTGAGTTTGTACTGCTCCTGACACACCAACAGTACAAAGATCATTGTTAATTACAGTAATACCTGGACTAATAGCACTAGGTGGTGGAGATTTAACTGTAGTTTCATTTACACTAGTACTAGTCGAATTAGATTGACTATTACTTGTTGATTCTGAGATAATCCTGTCTGTTGTTTGAGCAAGGGCAAGGCTTGAAATCAAAAATAATAGCCAAACTAATTGTCGCATAGTAACCTCTACGTATTATGGATTAGTAGGTGCGGGTGGTGCAGTAGTAGGTGCAGGAGCCCAAGGTAGTGTAGCTTCAGTTACTGGAGTTAGTTTATCATCAATCTGTTTTTGAATTTGAGCATTGACGTGTTCTTCGTAACCACCAATGACTACAGCTTTAATCCATTCTAAAACCATTTCTTCCGTAAGTTGGTCAAAAGGAATAAATGTATATCCTTCAGGCATTCCTACTGTAGTAAAAGGTGTTGCACCTGAAAATGTTCCTGTATTTCCATTTTCATCAGTACCAGTTTTTGTCCAATAAGTCTGAACAATAGCATTTTGATTTAAACCTTCAGTTTTAGTTTTTGCTGAAGTTACTTTCCATGTATAAGTGATTGCCATTATTTTCTCCTAAAATGTTGGCGCTTGTTTTGCTAGTAGTTATCTTACTAGCATTTTTAATTCGTTGATTTCTGACTGTTGTTCTTTGATGAAGTTTAACTAAGAGGTTACCATAGTAATTCCTTATTATACAGGTTGAGTTGGCCATTCTACTGACCAAGGAAAGTTTGATTGTGCGGTAATATCTCTAAGAGCTTGTCTATACGTTGCCCATATTTGTTTATCTACAGGAGCATCTGCTACTTGTGTCCAATCTGAGTTTGAAAGTAGTTCATTTCTCCGTTTTCTTATGTCGTATGCAGCAGCATCAAATCTAGTTTGAATGTGTTCTGGAAGTGCATCAACTACACTCCAAACC